TTTACGGTAGGATCGCTAAGAAATTACATGATAACGTCTAGCGTTCCAGCAACTGCATCTTCAACTGGAGTAGCTGGTACACTTGCTTATGATTCAAGCTATCTATATGTTTGTGTAGCCACAAACACATGGAAGCGTGTTGCTATAGCTAGTTGGTAGTAAAATAAATTAAATGAAAAAAATTGAAAAGGATGAGCTTGAGAAATTAATCGAGCTCAACAAGAATTACAGGGACCTCAAGTTTCAAATAGCTGACATTGAGATCACCTTCGAGAGACTAAAAAATCAAAAGATAACGTCTATAGCTAACCTAGAGATGGGGGCACATGACCTTGCGGAATATCAGAAGGAGATTTCTGAAAAGTACGGAAATGTAGACATAAATCTACATACAGGTGAATATAGTTAGAAAGATATCTGTAGGACCAGACTATATGAAGTGCATGCACTATGTAGTAGGACAGGAGGTTTTGGGAAGAAGTTACACGATAGATTCAATAATACAGGAGGATACTTCTATATCTATATACATACGTAAGGATGACGAGATCGTTAAGTGGAAGCAGTTTAGCTCTACAATGCCTGTATCTATAGAGTTTAAAATAGACTTCTGATGACATCTCCATACTGCTTCGTTATAAAGCCTGTCGATGGAAGGCGTTATGACAACATACGCAGCTATGATGGCAAGGAGTTTATCATAAGCACGTCCCAGGAGGACCACACCGTATCAAATAGATTTGCTGAGGTTATATCAAGGCCCACATACTACAGCGGACCAATACAAAAGGGAGACATAGTTATAGTACACCACAACGTGTTTAGGTACTACTACGATATGAAGGGTAATCAAAAAAGTAGCTGGCACCATGTAATGGATGACATATTCATAGTGGAGCCCAGTCAGGTTTATTTGTATAGAAGAGATGAGGTGTGGAATGCACCGTCTCCATTTTGTTTTGTAAGGCCTATAGAATCTGAAGATCATATGTTTACTCAGTTAGGAAACTTAGAGCAACTGTGGGGTGAGTTGGTTTTTAAGAACAGCGATATAGACTACGTGGATCATGGAGATATTATATCATTTACTCCAGACAGCGAGTATGAGTTTAGGATAGGAGATGAGATACTATACAGGATGTACAACAAGAACATATGTCTAAAAAGGTAGAAATATTACAGGCGGCCAAGCTGGCTATTGACGAGTTGATTAAGGTACTAAAGGAGCCTATAATCACACATGCTGATGATGATATAACGGCTGACAAGATGAAGAATGCAGCATCCGCTAAAAAGCTAGCATTCGATGACGCACTTGCTATGCTTCACAAGATAGAAGAGGAGGAGACTGGTAAGGATGAGATTAAAGTTATAGACGCTGGAAAGAACGGATTCGCAGAAGGTAGGGCTCGTGGAAAATAACCTATATAAAATATCAAAGGATTACATAAGCAAGAATGCCTTGATTTCAAGAAACAGGGCAAAAAAATGGGTTTACGGCTATGACAAGAAGTATGATGTTGTAGTTATATCTAAGGATGGAACTATCGGTGATGTATATGACATAAATGGACTCAAGATAGCTATACCTTCCAAGCCAAAAAAAGTAGACGTAAAGGAAGATAAATGGGTTGCCTATGATTATCCTAAAGAGCTTTCTAAAATAAGAACGATATTTGATTGGAATAGAAAGGATAATCTTTTTAAGTCTAAATACGTAGACTTTATAGAGGGTGAGTTTGATAGGAGAGAGGATGGGTATTGGTTCATGAACAACGGAACACCTACCTACATTACTGGATCTCATTATATGTACCTTCAGTGGACCAAGATAGATGTAGGTCATCCTGACTTCAGAGAGTCAAATAGAATATTTTATATATTTTGGGAGGCATGCAAGGCTGACAAACGATGCTTTGGTATGTGCTATTTAAAAAATAGACGTTCTGGTTTTTCATTCATGGGATCCGAGGAGTGTGCTAACATAGCAACAATATCAAGGGACTCACGTATAGGAATCCTTTCAAAGACAGGTAGTGATGCCAAGAAAATGTTTACAGATAAGGTTGTACCCATCGTAAGGAACTACCCTTTCTTTTTTAAGCCTATTCAGGATGGTATGGATAATCCAAAGACAGAGTTGGCGTTCAGGGTTCCTGCGAGTAAGATCACTCGTAAGAACATGGACGAGGAAAAGGATGATGAGATTGAAGGGCTTGACACAACCAATGAATGGAAGAACCCTGATGACAACAGCTATGACGGTGAAAAGCTTTTACTTCTTGTACATGACGAGAGTGGTAAGTGGTTGAAGCCAAATAATATTCAGACTAACTGGCGTGTAACTAAGACATGTCTAAGACTGGGTAGTAAGATTATAGGTAAGTGTATGATGGGATCCACATCCAACGCACTCTCAAAGGGTGGTGAGCAGTTCAAGAGATTATACATGGATAGCGATCCATCCGTAAGGTCTGCAAACGGACAGACAAGGAGTGGGTTGTATTCATTGTTTATACCGATGGAGTGGAATTATGAGGGCTATATCGATCAGTATGGATGGCCTGTGTTTGAGGATCCATCTAAGCCAGTTGTAGGTGTAGATGGCGAGATGATAGATGACGGTGTTATAACGTATTGGAATAATGAGGTTGAGGCACTTAAGTCAGATCCAGATGCATTGAACGAGTACTACAGGCAGTTTCCTAGAACTGAATCTCATGCATTTAGGGATGAGTCTAGACAGTCTATATTTAACCTCACAAAGATATATCAGCAGATCGATTACAACGACTCATTGATAAAGGACAGAGTTTTAACACGAGGATACTTTCATTGGAAGAATGGAGAGAAGGATACAACGGTTATATGGACCCCTGACAAAAAAGGCAGGTTTATTGTATCATGGGTTCCGAGCTTTGAGCATAGAAATAATGTTATAAACAGAGGCGGTGTTAAGTATCCTGGAAACGAACACATGGGATCCTTTGGATGTGACCCGTATGATATATCTGGGGTTGTTGGAGGTAGTGGATCTAACGGTGCACTGCACGGTCTTACTAAGTTTCATATGGAAGACGCTCCATCTAATGAGTTCTTTCTTGAATACATAGCTAGACCAAAAACGGCAGAGATATTCTTTGAGGATGTACTCATGGCGTGTGTATTTTATGGTATGCCTATACTTGCGGAGAACAACAAGGCTAGACTTCTTTACCATTTTAAGAACAGAGGATATAGAGGATTTTCAATGAACAGGCCAGATAAGAACAAGAAGAGGCTATCTAAGACAGAATTAGAGCTTGGGGGTATACCTAACACCAGCGAGGATGTAAAACAAGCTCACGCATCAGCTATTGAATCCTATATAGAACAGTACGTAGGGTTCGACTCTGAGGGCACATATAGAGATGCTGGTAACATAGGCAGTATGTATCTTACTAGAACTCTTGAGGACTGGGCAAAGTTTGAGATAAATAACAGGACAAAGTACGATGCCTCTATTAGCTCAGGTCTAGCTATAATGGCAAATAAAAAGTATATTTCTAACGTACAGAAAAAAGAATCAAAAATAAGTATTAAATTTGTAAGATATGATAATCGTGGTAATAGAAGCGAAATAATAAAGTAATGGAGAAACCTTCAGTAATAATTAATCAATTACCCTTCCCGAACCAGATGGCTTCTGACGAAGAAAAATCTTCAGAAAAGTATGGATTGAGCGTGGCCAAAGCTATCGAGGGTGAGTGGTTTAAAAGAAAAGGAAATTCTTGTAGGTTTTATGACCAATGGGGAGAGTACCACAGATTAAGGCTTTATGCCAGAGGCGAGCAGCCAATGCAGAAGTACAAGGATGAGTTAGCCATAAATGGTGACATGTCTATGTTAAACCTAGACTGGACTCCTATTCCGATCATACCTAAGTTTGTAGATATAGTTGTTAACGGAATGAATGACAGGCTTTACAAGGTTAAAGCCGAAGCTCAGGATGTGATGTCTGCAGAGAAAAAGAATCAGTTTCAGGAGTCTATAGAGAAAGACATGGTTTCCAAGGACTTCTTAGAAATGACAAAGCAGGAGTTTGGCATCAATGCATTTAATATGGATCCTAACGAACTGCCAGCTGATGATCAGGAGTTATCATTGTATATGCAGATAAACTACAAGCCTGGAATAGAAATAGCTGAAGAGGTTGCTATAGATACTATACTTAAGATGAACAAGTTTGACGAGGTTAAGAAGAACTTCGACTACGACGTCACAACTATAGGTATAGGCTGCATGAAGCATAATTTTATGGTAAATGATGGTGTGAATGTAGAGTATGTTGATCCAGCAAACTGGATACACAGTTACACGGAGAAGGAAGACTTCTCAGACTGCTACTACTTCGGTGAGGTTAAGCAAGTTCATTACACAGAGCTTTTAAAAATAAATCCAGACCTTACCGACGAACAGCTTACAGAGATAAAGAACTCTAGCTCTGCATATAACAATTACTTTCCTATAATCAGAAACTATCAGGACGATGCATTCCTAAACGAGGTAGTTACACTGATGTACTTTAATTACAAGACGAGCAAAAGATTTGTCTGGAAGAAAAAAATATTAGATAATGGCGGAGAGAGAGTTATTAGAAAGGGAGATACATTTAACCCTCCAACAGGTGATGGTGTTCCTTTTGAAATAATTGAGGCACCAAGAGAGGTTTGGTATGATGGAATCCTGGTAGCTGGATCTAATATACTACTAAAGTGGGAAATGGCTAGAAATATGGTTAGACCTAAATCAGCATCTCAGAGTGCTATGCCAAACTATGTGGCTCATGCACCAAGAATATACAAGGGCAATATAGAGTCATTAGTTAGAAGAATGGTACCATTTGCCGATCAGATTCAACTGACACATCTAAAGCTACAGCAGGTTATGTCAAGGGTTGTACCTGACGGTGTGTTTATAGATGCAGATGGTATTAATGAGGTAGACCTTGGAACAGGTGCTGCATACAATCCTGAGGACGCACTTAAGCTATATTTTCAAACTGGTAGCGTTATAGGTCGAAGCTATACACAGGATGGGGACTTTAATAATGCACGAGTTCCAATACAAGAATTAAACTCAAACAGTGGTCAGTCTAAGATGTCTGCACTTATTGCAAACTATAACCACTACCTTAACATGATTAGGGATGTAACGGGTATAAACTCTGCAAGGGATGGATCAAGTCCTAACCCTGATGCACTTGTGGGTGTTCAGAAGTTGGCTGCATTGAGCTCCAACACTGCCACGAGACACATACTAAATGCAGGGCTTTATGCAACAAGAAGACTTGCCGAATGTATATCATTGAGGGTTGCAGATGTGCTTGAGTATGCAGACTTTAGAGAGGAGTTCGCCATGCAGATAGGTAAATATAACGTCGCTATACTTGACGAGATCAAAGACTTGTACCTGTATGACTTTGGAATATTTATAGAGGTTGCTCCAGATGAGGAGGAGAAACAGATGCTTGAGGCTAACATAAATGTAGCACTTCAGCAGAAGACTATAGATCTTGAGGATGCAATAGATATCAGAGGGATGAATAATATAAAGCTGGCAAATGAGATGCTTAAGGTGAAGAGACGTAGGCGTATGGAAGAGATGCAGAAGCAGGCTCAACAGCAGCAGCAGATGAAGTTGCAGTCAGACCTTCAGACTCAGCAGTCGGCTGCACAGCAGAAGGCACAGCTTATACAACTTGATGCTCAGGCAAAGGCACAAGTAAAAGAGGCAGAGGCACAGTTTGAGATTCAGAAGATGAATGCAGAGGTTGAGGCAAAAAGATATCTAATGGATCTAGAGTTTCAGTATAATATGCAGCTTAAAGGTGTAGAGGCCGAGTCTTTGATGAGTAGAGAGGATAAAAGAGAGAAGGCGAAGTCTGAAAGAATTAGTCAGCAAAATACTGAACAGTCTAAGCTTATAAACCAAAGAAAGAACAACCTACCGCCTCAAAATTTTGAGAGCACGGAGGACACTCTCGATGGTTTTGGATTAGAATCATTTGGCCCTAAATAGGATACAAAAATATTACTTAACTTTGTGGATAAATAAAATATAATAAAATGGCAGAAGAATTTAAAGTAAGAGCCGTTGACTTTGAAGAGAAGTCGGCACAAGAGATCGAGAGAGATCTTTTAGCCAAGGCAGAGAATGAAAATAAACAGGCTGAAGTAGCTACTGAAAACACTGATATTGTAGACACTACAGAAGCACAACAAGATACTGAGCCGAAAGGCGAAGCACAAGAGCCGTCCTTGAATGACGGTGACGTTCTTTCATATATTGGTAAGAGGTACGACAGGGAGATAAATTCTTTGGACGAGTTGTTCGAGCAGCGTAATGCTAACGAGGAACTACCAGAGGATGTATCGGCATTCCTGAAGTACAAGAAAGAAACAGGTCGAGGTATCGGAGACTTTGTTAAGATCAATAAGGATTATGACACTGTTAACGACGACCAGCTACTACTTGACTACTACTTAGAGCAAAACAAAGGTTTAGATCGTGAAGATGTAAGCTTTGAGATAGAGGACAAGTTTTCTTATGATGAGGATCTCGATGACGAAAGAGATGTCAAGTCCAAGAAGGTGGCGAAGAAGAAAGAGCTTGTTAAAGCTAGAGATTACTTCAACTCTTTAAAAGAACAGTACAAGGTTCCACTTGAGTCAAGGGATTCCTTTGTTCCAGACGAAGAGAAGGAGGAGTTTAATAGCTACAAGAAAACAAAAGAGCAGCGATTGCAAAACGATAAGACGCTTGCTGAGAGGGCTAAAAAATTTACAAGTAAGACGAGTGAATTATTTTCTGAGAATTTCGAAGGTTTCGGGTTCAACATATCAGAAGATAACAAGGTTGTCTACAAGCCAGCTGATAGCAAGACCTTGCTCAACGAGCAGTCTGACCTTAATAACTTTGTTAATAAGTTTACAGGTGAGGACGGATCGATTGAGGACTATGAGGGATTCCATCGTTCTATAGCCGTGGCTTCAAACCCTGAGAAGTTTGCCAAGTATTTTTACGATAAAGGTATGGCAGATGCGGTAGGCGATGTGGCTAAAGAGTCTAAAAACATTGACATGACTCGTCAGTCCACAAAGGTTACCCCTAAGGAGGGTGTGCAGGTCAGGTCTATAGACGCAAGTCGAGGCAATAGATTAATTATTAAAAAACGTAAAAACTAAAAAAAATGGCTGGATCATTACAAACCAACCCAGGTGTAGCAATTACACCTAGTTCGGTTAAGGCAACATTGCCTACAAATTACATCACCAATTTCGACTTCTTGACACAGTATCTTCCAGATACTTACGAAGCTGAATTTGAGCGATATGGAAACAGATCAATCTCATCATTTTTGAGAATGGTCGGTGCAGAACTTCCTACTAACTCTGACTTAATCAAGTGGGCAGAGCAAGGACGTTTACATACAAAATACACAGCTGTAGTCCCAGACTCAGCAGCAGCATCAGATACTGCTTTATTTAGTATTGCTGGAGCAACAAAGTGTGTTTTTAGAAAGAATCAAACTGTATTTTTATCATCAGAAAGCGTATCTGCAAATTCAGCTAAGGCTGTTATTTCAGGAGTCGGTACTGCTGACGGTCTTGCTGATGACCAACAGTTTCAGGTTAAATTTTACACCGCAGCTGGGTCACCATTTA